ATATGAACGTAAATGTTACGCCATTGAGCAAAGAGATGAGTTTCTTGCTGAAGTAGCAGGAGCTGCAGATTATATAAAAGCTATTGGGTGGATTTAACTAGAGAAGAACTCGTTCGACAATTTTTGGAGCTTCTAACATAACTCTAATAAATACTTCTAATTATAAAAATTCATTGGAATAAAAAATGGCAAATATAACAATCTCTGGTTTAGCATCAGCAGCAACAATAGCACCTACAACTGACCAGATCCCAATAGTTGCGGCTAGTGTGACTAAGAAAGTAACCCCAAGTATATTAGTCAACTCTGTATTGAATAGTGCCGCCAACGTGGGGATTGGGACAAGCACACCAAACGCCTCGGCTATTCTCGATGCACAGTCAACGACTAAGGGTGTTAGATTTCCAAACATGACAACCCTGCAGAAAACTGCGGTAGCTACTCCGGCAGCGGGGCTTGTGGTATTTGACACAACCTTAGCTAAGTTATGCGTATACTCAGGCACAGTGTGGCAAACTATCACATCTACTACTTAATTTTTCATATAAATACTACTATATAAAATAGGATAGTATTATGCCACGAAATACCAGAACATTTTCTGACTTAGATTTGAACTTTACTGCTCACCCAGTTACAGGCGATATCAATATTAGATATGATGCCGATGCTATAAAAGCGTCTGTTAAGAATCTAGTATTGACTCAAAATTATGAGAGGCCATTTCACTCTGAGATTGGCTCTCCTATGAATAGTCTATTGTTTGATTTGGCAACTCCTTTATTAACTGTTACCCTACAGCACGTTATTACGGATTTGATTACTAATCACGAACCTAGAGTAAATCTAACAATGGTGCAAGTTAATGTTTCGCCCGATAATAATTCAGTGTATGTTTCAATATACTTTACTATATTGAATACGCAATCACCTATAACACTTGATTTAATCCTAGAAAGGACTCGCTAATGGCATCAAAGAAAATTAATTATACTTCATTAGATTTTGATGAACAGAAGACAAGTTTAAAAACATTTCTTCAGGGCCAAAGTGTATTCTCGGATTATGATTTTGATGGATCAGGCTTATCAATACTATTAGATGTTTTAACATACAATACACATTATAATGCTATCTATAACAATCTTTCTATCAATGAGATGTTCCTTGACTCAGCCAGAAAGAGGAACAGTGTTGTTTCTATTGCTAAAGAACTAGGATACAGACCAAATTCAGCCGTTTGTGCTAAAGCTACTGTTGATATTATATTTAACTCTGATATAAGCAGAACATATTCTATTCCTGCTGGTACATCTTTTAACACGGTAGTTGATGGTACAAATTATACATTTTATAACACATCTACAATTATTTCTACAGTATCAGAAACTTCTCACACTTTTACCAAAGTAGAAATAGTTGAAAAGAGTAATCAGCTACAGTTTAAATATACGGCAGCGTCTAATGTTAAATATACCATTCCAAATCAATATGCAGATTTATCAACTCTAACGGTATCGGTACAAGATAATATTGGATCTGCTAATATAGCAACCTTTACTCTTGCGGATAGTATAGTTAATGTTACCAGCTTATCTAATGTTTATTGGATTAAAGAGATAGATGATGGTTTATACGAATTGGTATTTGGTAATGGTGTTATTGGTAAGGCTTTAGATAATGGGAATGTAGTAAACTTAAATTATGCTGTATCGAGTTTAGATGCTCCTAATGGTGCAAGATTGTTTTCATATAGCGGAACACTACCCTCTGGTGTGACTGCTTATGTTTCTACTACTTCTGTTGCATCTGGTGGTTCTTTACCTGAGGATATAGAATCTATTAGATTTAATGCACCGCGATCATACTCAACTCAAAATCGAGGTGTTACCACTGATGATTATAAATCTTTGATATACTCTAACTTTTCTGATGCAAAGTCTGTTTCTGTTTGGGGTGGAGAAGATAATATTCCCCCAATATACGGCAAAACCTATATATGCATTAAACCAAAAAATGGTGATATATTAACAACCGCCCAGAAAGATTTCATATTAAAAACACTTCTCCCTTCTAAGAATGTTTTAACTATATCGCCTGTTTTAGTTGATCCGGAATACATAGATATAATTTTAACCACCACTGTATATTATAACGAATTAAATACAATTAGAACACCCGAGACTATCAAAACGATAGTACAAAATGCTATATTAAATTACGATTCCCTTGAACTTCAGAAATTCGACGGATTGTTTAGGTATTCTAAACTTAGTAAGATTATAGATACATGCGAGGATTCGATTGTTAGTAACATCACCACAGTTACTCTAAAGAGAGCAATCACTCCAAAATATAACACCGTAGCCGAGTATTTTATTAATTTAATAAACCCAATATATTATTCTGGTGCTTCCGAAGATATTGTAATGAGTTCTGGTTTCTATATTGAAGGAAGCACTTATGTGCATTTTGTGTGTGATGATGGATTAGGTAGTATGAGATTATTTTATCTAGACGAAAATAATTTTAGAAACTTTATAAACAATTCTCTAGGAACTGTAGATTATGCTAAAGGTATCATAAAGTTTAGTAATCTCAAGGTATCTTCTATAGTGGGTAATACTTGGTATCTATATATCAAACCAAGTTCTAACGATGTGATATCGGCTCTAACTCAAATCATTCAAATATCATCTGATGATTTAAGTGTAAATGTTATATCGGATAAAACAACTTCTGGTGATTTAAGAGGTGGCACAAATTATACCTTTACCACAAGTAGAATATAATGTCTATAACTAAACCTAAATTATCTACTCTAGTATCTGGGCAACTTCCAGAATTTGTTCGGGAAGATTACAAAACTTTTGTTTCATTTCTAGAAGCATATTATGAATATCTAGAAACTCAAATAATAACAGATTTTGAATCTATATCAGATGTTGATACTACTTTAGATTCATTTATTAAATATTTCAAGAGTGAAGTTGCCTTAAACTTTCCCGAAACTTTACTAGATGATAGATTCTTATTACCTAAATTAAAAGAGTTGTATATTTCTAAAGGGAGTGTATCTTCATATCAATTATTATTTAGACTCTTATATAATAAAGAAGTTATAATAAAACAACCTGAAACTCAGATGCTTCGGGTTTCGGATGGTAAGTGGATTCAAGATATTTCTATATTTGTGCAAGTAAATTCAGGGTCTCCTGATAGTATAGTGGGAAAATATGCATACATCACTTCTACTGATAGAACTAATTTTAAACACATTAAGGTATTTGTTGATAGATACCAATCAACCAGTATGGCTAATGTTTATGAAATATTCATTACAGGAAATTATACAGGTACCTTTGATGTTGGTGATATTCTAAACTATTCTACCGTATTCGTATCAACGATTGTTCCCACTACAAAAAATATAACAATCATCCAACCAGGAATAAATTTTAGAGTAGGTCAAGTTTATAGTATAGGAGGTTCTGGAACAGGTTCAATTATAAGAATTGAATCAATCACAAATACTGGTGGTATTAGGAGTGTGAAGTTTATAGATTATGGTGCCGGATATACTTCATCATTTAATAGTAGCATATTGGCATCTGATAACCAATTAACGACTTTACAAAACCTTTTTACTATTACTGGACTAAGTGCAACAGTTCAAGATTCTATAAATCAGATAAGCGATCAGGGATTTTTAAGTAAATATGATTATGCTTCATCGGTTGCTGGATTATATGTAGATGCATCTTATTGTGGGGATATTGTTAGTTCGTTTATCAATTCCTCAATTGACCCTTCAGCAATCGATCCGGCAAAATACGCTATCCTTGCAATTAGTTTAGGATCCCTTGCTAAATATCCTGGTTACTATAGAAATACGGATGGTTTTATAAGTAATGATAAAGTGATTCAAGATGGTAAATATTACCAAGCATTTTCCTATGCCTTAGAAATTGATGAATTATTTGATTCATATAAATCTGTTGTAAAGAATCTAATACACCCAGCAGGTTTAGAGGTATTCGGCGAATACAGTATAAAAATAAATTTCGATGCCTCGGCAAGTGTAGGTCTTAATATTATACAGTCTCTGCATAATTTATTTGCTGAGAATTTAGATCAATTAACAACAGAAAGTGACGATATATTAACGGTATTTGTATGAAAATAAATAAAAGGAACAATAATGATTTTTAATGATAATATTGGTGTTACTGGTGATGTATCTATTGTTGTTACTGATAGAGCTGGGGTAGAAAAAACAAGAATACAAATACCAAACTTAGTTGTAACCACAGGAAAAAACCACATAGCCGCCAGAATGGCAGGGGCATTATTGGGGGCAGGGTTAGAGGGCGCCTTAATATCACATATAGGTTTTGGTACATCTGTCATAACACCAACTATACTAAACACCGCATTAGGTTCTCAATTAGCATCTAGATCGGTGGTTGTTTTATCTCATACAGCAGCAACCAACACCTTTACAGCTACTGCTACATTTACAGGAACTGCAGGTATTATTACAGAAGCCGGTATGTTTAATGCTTTAACTGGTGGTGTGATGATATGTAGAACTGTTTTTGGTGCAGTTAATATATTATCTACCGATGCATTAGCGATAGCTTGGACTCTTACTATAAATTAATGGAATATTAATGGCAAACTCATTATTAAAAACAACAGCCCACAATTCATTTGCTGATGGTATTTATAGCGGAATAATATCAAAAAGCACTCATTACTATTATTTTATTGGTAAGACTGTAGCATGGAATAATGAAGCTATTCCCTCTACTGTTATAGATTCTAGGGCATATGAAAGAGAATGCCGAAATGAAATAATTGCAGCCAAAGAAATTACACCATCGGATGTTTCTTATGTTATACCAAGAGTTAATTGGGCAACAGGAACAGTATATGATAATTATGATGATCAATATTCCTCAGAAATCCAAGGATTAAACTTATTATCTGGCGGTACTGCTTATGTGGTATTATCTCCACCCACGATAGAGATAGGGACTCTAGTCCCTGTTAATACGAATATTATAGCAAATACACAATATTTTTATAATGGTTATTTGTACACAGTAAAGACTGGGGGACAAACTGGTGCAAATAACACTGTATTACTTGGCATATTGGGTGCAGATTATGCTCACGGAGCTGCTGTATTAACTTGTGTGGGTATTCAAGCAACTGCTACCTGCACAGTGGGAAATAATCTAAAGATAGCTACTACCACTATGATTAATAGAGGATATGGGTATATTACCATTCCTACTGTAACTTTTTCGGGTGGAACAGCATCCGCAACTGCTGTAATTAAGAATGGTGTAGGTGGTACTCAAAAGTTAGAGAATACTAATTATTATGTCTATAGCGATTCAGGAAAATATATTTGCATATCAAACAATAATGGCTTAGCTTCTACAATCGCACCGACAGGTATAACAAGTAATTATTTAACAACAGCAGATGGTTATGTCTGGAAGTATATGTCGAGCATAACAGCAGATGATAAATTCATTACCAATAGCTATATACCAATTTACACAACCAGTAAAAATCAATATAATGCTACAGGATCTATATCTAGTGTTTATGTAGATAATGTTGGATCTGGTTATGTTTCGGCAACTGGAATATTACCATTATCAACATCGGTTACTCTAACCAGCAAATATCTATATAATGGGTTTGTATATACAGTAACTATTGCAGGGACTACGGGTTCTTCATACACAGGATTAGGAACAACCACAAACACTTCATATACTAGTGGAGCAGCAACTCTCCTGTGTAATGGGCCTACAACTTCTATCACAGTTCTGGGTGATGGCACTGGAGCTTCATTAATACCACTAATCACCAATGGTGCATTTTCGGGTGTGCAGGTACTTAGCGGAGGCACACAATATTCGTATGCTAATCTGGTTATAAATGGTGTGGGGACAGGTGCGAGTTTATCCGCCTCTCTTTTTACTAATATACCATCATACTCCCAACAAGCCTCCTCCGAGGATGGGGTTATTCAAGGAAATATTTGTAGTATTCAAATGGTATCCGGTGGTTATGGATATGACACAGGAACGGTAATTTCTATAGTTGGTGACGGTACCGATGCGACTGCGACTGCGACTATATTAAATAATAATATTATTAGCATAAACCTCACCAATAGAGGTAAAAATTATAATTGGGCAAATATTGTTATTACAGATACCGTAGGAACAGGTGCGATAGCCAGAGCTGTATTATCTCCTAGGGGTGGGTTGGGAAAAGATCCTATTAATAATTTTGAAGCTCGAACCTTAATGTTATACGCTAAAATATCAGACAACACCAATCAAGGTATTGCTGTTTATAATAATTACAGACAAGTTGGTATCCTTAAAGATCCCACAAGATATAGTGATGGTATATATGCATCAGCAAACTTTATTACAACCTGTTGGAAAGTTACTGCAACTGCTACCATTAATGTCGGTATCGTAGTAGATGATATTGTAACTACTGTATCAAATTCAATTGTATATAGGTTTAGAGTTATAGGAATAATAGGTTCTGATGCTTTATTAATACCATTAGATAATGGTATTCCAACTAATGGTATGCAATTTTCTAAAACTTCATTAATAAATTTTATAACAAGTAAAGTATTGGCACCTACTCTAGATAAGTATTCAGGAGATCTACTATTCATAGATAATGAATCAACATTCATTGCTACTGTGGATTCCCCTGCAATATTAAGAACTGTGATTAACTTCTAATAAATACTTAAAATAACACTTTAGGAAATAAAAATGCTTGATTTTAACTCGGAACCATATTTCAACGACTTTGATGAGGATAATAAATTTTATTCTATTCTCTTTAGACCTTCTGTAGCAGTTCAAGCAAGGGAGTTAAATCAGCTTCAAACTATCCTCCAAAAACAGATTAAGGCACATGGTGATCATGTTTTTAAGAATGGAACTGTGGTAATTCCAGGTGAATTTTCAATCAATGATTCTATAAATTATGTTAAATTGACTAATATTGGCACAACACCAAATATTTTCGATCTAATAGGTTTAACGATACAAAACACCTCAGGGTTGGAAGCACTAGTAGTTCATGCAGTTGCAGCCTCCGGTGCAGATCCGGTAACCTTATATTTGAGTTACACTAAATCGGCAGATGATAACATCACTAAAGTGTTTGCTAACTCTGAGGTATTATCTTCTACAACTGGAGGTTATACAGGAATTACAGTAGCACCAGCCGCTGCTTCTGGTTTTGGGTCTATTGCAACTGTCCAAAAAGGTGTGTATTACATTAATGGGTACTTTGTTTTATGTGAAACTCAATCGATCACCTTAGACAAGTATAGTAATGTCCCATCTTATCGCATTGGTTTTAATGTTATAGAATCTTCTATTACCTCTGACGATGCCGGATACGAATCTTTGCTGGATAATGCACAAGGTAGTTATAACTATGCAGCTCCTGGTGCTCATAGGTATTTTATAGAATTGATATTAGATAAACTGACAATAGATGCATCAAGTGAAGTATTTTCAGAACTAGGTCGAGTTGTTAATGGTACCGTTATAACAGCAATGACAACTACTGGTTACGCTCAGTTAGAAAAGACCCTTGCGCGTAGAACATATGATGAGTCTGGTGATTATACAGTAAAACCTTTTCAGATTGATGTA